ATCGGTACACCCATAGTGAATATCTACTTAATAACCAGGAACAACCGTTCCTATTTTGATTATTTTGGTAACATTACAATTATTTACATTTATTTTTTGACAATCTATTGACAATGATTGTAGAGTGTGGTATATTACTTGTGAATTAATAAACACAAACACAAATACACAACAAAATGGCAATGTCAGAAAACAAATTCAGTCTACTCGCAACACTTGACAAATATGAAGTCAAATTCCACGATCAAGAATATGACACTTATGTACAAGTATCGGTAACCAACTCAAGACGCGGTGGTGTATATTATTGGTTCAGACTTAACATCGACAAAACCTTTGCTTTCTTTGAGCAAAGATACTCACAAAACAACGGAAGATGTGATAGAGGTTGGACTTGTGGATACAATTTCACACAAAGAATGGAGAGAGATTTACAAAAAGCAAACTTAATCTAAACACAACCGGAGGCTTCGGCCTCCCTTTAATTTCAATACAATGAAAGCACAAAAATTACAAATAAACGAAGATCTAATTGGAAAATACATTAACCGTTGTCTTTATACCGATAGTATGCCAGTTGGTAAAATTGTAGGTATCAAAGGTAAAACAAAGGTTTTAATTCAGCCGGTAATAGCAAGCGCTAATAAAACAAAGATGGAAATTATACCGGGTGGCTTTACCGGTCATTGTGTAAATAACAGAGATCAAAGATATGATTTTATAGAAACCGGAGAGGTTTACGAGGAAAGACTATCTAATACAAAACTTAAAGACTACTCTTGGAGAGTTCAAGATGCTCCGAGCAAATTCCACGATTACAACTTTTAATTTTAACCGGGAGGCTTCGGCCTCCCATAATTACACTACTATGATATTACTACCAAGCATTCAGCACGTACTAGACGAATCAGATATGACAGTATATCCGGCAGGATTAGCGGGAGAGCCTATTGTCTCAATGGGTAAAGATTGGAGAGATTTAGAAGAGGAGCATTGGGAGAACATCTCAGGTAAAGATCAATCTACTATTTTTTATCACGATGCTATGTTAGAACTCCACATCGAGTTCGAAAGCAAGCGCCGAGAACTTAAAAGAAGATGGAGGTTTGAATGATTTGGATGAAGCTAAAAGATATACCAATGCACGAGGGTATGAGATACTGCGCCGTTTGTTGGTTCAATAATAACACAAACAAATTCTCATACTATTCGATACCGCACGAGACTAAGAAAGGCTTCGTCAAAAGAGTAGTCAAAACTATAAGACACGAATTTAACCTTAAACCGGAGTTAATATGAAAACGATACTAGCTATAACCTTCTTTATAGTTCTAGCCTTAGAAACCGAATCCTTTAGCTATATGGCCTTACAACTGGGAATGATACTAGCAATAACTGCGATATTCTACGCAATAGATAAAATAGATCAACGCATTCACAAATTAAAATCAGACTATTGGAGTGAAAGATGTTACAAGCAATGAAAGAAGAGCAAGAGGTTTGGGATTGGCTACAAGATCAAAACCTCACGAAGGTAATGCAAAAAACTGGAGTAACTATGAGTCGGCTACATTATTTTAGATCCGGTAAAGCAAAGTACGCTAGTTTTCAAGTTGTACGAGAAATAATGATATTAAAAGAAAAAATGGAGGCCAAATGAGTTACTTCAGTCTTACAGAGTTTATATCAGACGATCAGCTAGATCATCCGCAATTAGCGCAGAGAAAGATACTCCCAAAGATAAACACTTGGATAAATGAGCTTGATAAAGTTCGCTCTCTAGTAGGATTCCCAATAAAGATAACTGACTCGGTTAGATGGGGAAATGGAACATCTCAGCACTATTTTAACGGCGCAGGAGCAATAGATCTCCGGCCGGTGCTTGTTGATCCGAATAACTTTCTCTACTTGCTTCTAGCTCTATACGCAAACCCAAACATCAATCGCATTTGTTACTATCCTCCTGGAGAGCTTTTCGCATACGGAGGATTTCACATAGACAAGAAGTATCACGGTAAGCATCTGTTCGTATCTAACGCCGATGTTGTTAAGTGGGATGTAATAGATTTGCACGATCTTGTAAAACAGTTTCGTTGAATTGTAAAAATTCGTAACTTTAGTCAAACAAACTTTTTATTATGCAAAAAGAATTAGACCAGGTTAAATACGACATCCAAAAACTCGAGACCATGATTGAGGTATTAGCTAAAGACGTTCAAGAAATAAAAGAAGCTCTCATAGGAAACGAATTTGGCCAAGAAGGTTTAGTCAAAAAAGTAAGTCAAAACTCAGAACAGATAGCTGACTTAATTAAGTTTAAACATAAGATTATCGCTTGGGCAACTGGAGCAGGATTAGGATCTAGTGCTTTATTCAATACGATATCGGAGATGATGAAATGAAAAAACCTATTAAGGACTGGAAAATTGTACGTCTCATATCACAAACTGCCGAAGGAAAAAACAAAGCCGGACAAGTGTTGCACGGCGCACTCGACATCTTGCCCTTGCCAAACCAATTTATCGGTAAAGCGCTCAAGGCAATCGTTGCAGGAGAATGGAATCAAACTAAAAGCGAACTTCTTGAAGCGTTTACGCTCCGTAATATTGTAGCAATATCCTTAACAACTGCGTTCATTATGGGATGGGTAACACCTGACCAATTAACACAGTTTACCGAGATGCTAAACGAGATTCTAAATTCTCTATAATGAAAGCCGGCAGGCCTCTTAAATACGAAACGGCCGAAGATTTAGAGCAGGCTATAAGCGATTACTTCGCAAACAATCCGGAAAAGCCTACCATTACCGGACTAGCACTAGAGTTAGGTTTTACTAGCAGACAAAGCCTATACGATTACAAAGAAAGAGAAGAATTTTCTTACACTATTAAAAAAGCAGTTCTAAGAATAGAATCGATGCACGAAGCTAACCTTTACTCAGGTGCATCAGGAGGCTCTATATTTTGGCTCAAGAATAGAGAATGGAGCGATAAGCAGGAGCAAGTACATAGCGGATCACTACCGCCAATCAGAATGGAGATAGTTGATGGAAGTAAACAAAAAGATAATAGCGAGTCTTGAGTGCGACAAGCCTATCATAGTGCATCAAGGCGGAACATCATCAGGAAAGACATACGGCATACTTCAATACCTTTTTGGAGTCGGCGCTCAGAATGACAACGAAGTAATCACGGTAGTAGCTGAAGATGTGCCTAACCTAAAGTCCGGCGCATATAGAGATGCTAAGAACATTTGGGCAGACAACGAAGAAATTAAAGCCTGGTGGCCATATCTAAATGAGTCTGATAGATTATTCAGAAGCAGAAGCGGATCAGTCTTAGAGTTTAAATCCTTCCAGGATGAGTATGATGCCCGGTCAGGTAAGAGAGATAGAGCATTCTTCAATGAGGCCAATGCTATCAAGTACGGAATCTTTGAGCAGATCAATCTCCGTACTACAAAGCAAACAATAATTGACTTCAACCCATCGGCAAGATTTTGGGCGCACGATAGGCTAGAGGGTAGAGACGATGTTGAATGGGTGATAACAACCTTCAGAGATAACATTAGACACTTGTCTCCTTCGATAGTAGATAAGATTATGAGCTACGAGCCAACACCTGAGAACATAAAGAGAGGCACGGCTAACGAATATCGGTGGATGGTGTACGGATTAGGAAAGACTGGAAAGCTAGAAGGCTTGGTCATATCTAACTTTAAGACTTCTAACGAATGGCCGGAGGATTATAAGTGGAGAGCCTTTGGAATGGATTTTGGTTTTACTAACGATCCTACTACGCTCATCGAGATACGAATGGCTCACGGCGCTTTATATGTCAAGGAACATATCTATCGGAGAGGACTTACGAACCAAGATATTAGTCGTTTAATTAAGAGTCTAGAGATAACGGATCAAATAATAGCAGATAGCGCCGAGCCTAAAAGCATCGAGGAACTAAAGAGAGAAGGCATTTGGGTATCACCAGCGCAGAAAGGTAAGGATTCTATTATGTACGGCATTCAGAGAATAAACGAGTACCAGGTTCACATACACACATCAAGCAAGAATCTAATAGAGGAATTTTCTTCGTATATTTGGGCAAAGGATCGGCACGGACAGTCAACGAATAAACCGATAGATGACTTTAATCACGGCATTGATGCGATTAGATATGCATTAACCGATAAATTGCGCCGTAAAAAACTAGATTTTAGTATTATTTGATGTTATAGTATTCTCTTCGTTGCGAGAGTTGTGAGTGGCTCTCGTTTCTTTTCATAAAATTGCTTAAATTGTAACAAAATATTTGCAAATGAATTTTAGCGATTTAATCCCTTTCAAAAAACAACAGTTAAACAATCGGCTTAATAGGCAGTTGTTTCGCTATCAATCAGGATCGCCTATCGTATTCTCAGACACTCAAGAGGGATATGTAGCAGATGCCTATGAAACTAATCCCGATGTTTATTCTGTCGTGAACGGAATAACTAGATCGGCTTCTTCTGTTCCTCCGGTAGTACACGAGGTTAAGGATGTAAAGAAAGCGCATCAGTATCGTAAGATGAAATACGGTATGCGTAACGGCGCTACTCAAAAGAATATAGATTACGCTCTAGAATTAAAAGAGCAGGCCTTTGA